GGAACACTCGCAACAGGCTGCTCCTCGAACACCTCGAACTCTGGATCACCAGCAAGAACCTTCGAGTACGAGTATACAAACCCTGTTCGCTTGTTTCGCAAAAGCATTCCGCCCTCCTCAAGAAGAGAGGGTGGCCGGGAATCCCCAACCACCCCCTCCATTACCTACTAGGGATTAGCCCTTGTAGAAGAAGCCCTCAACGAGAGCCTCCGGCTTCACCACCTTGTAGCCGTACACGTTCAGGCCACGGACGATGTTGCCGAACGTAGCAGTGCTACGCAGCGACTCCATCTTCGTGATCTGGGACGCGAACGTCACCGCATCGCGAGTGCCCGCGAAGCAGCTGAACGCCTTGACGCTGGTGTCCGCGCCCTCGCCCGTGATCGCGGTCTGCGACGGGAGGAGGTTGCTGACATACAGCGTGAAGCGGTCGATCATGCCAAGGCGACCATTGCGCAGCGGCGAGAGCTGGTCGTTCGTGATCGAGGCATCCTTGAGGTCGGAGGTCTTGATCTTCGAGGCCATCCACGCCGGGATGACAACGAAACGACCATCTTCCGGAGCGTTCTGCTCGTCGAGCGCCTGCCCCATCGCGATCAAGTAGTCGATCACGTTGGTCGAGGTCACCTTACGGGCAGCCTTCGAGCCACCAGTCGACACGCCGAGGTTGAGGTCGGCAGAGATCGCACCAGCAGCCGCGCCACGGTTGGCCGACGCAGCAGCGCCAACCAACGCGCCAAGGACGTCCGTGTCCACGGCAATCTTCATCTGCTGAGCAGCGTCGTTCGTGAAGATGTCCATGAGCTTGAGATCCGACTGCACGTCATCCACGTCATCAACGACGACGGAGAAGTACTTGCCCTTGTCGATCAACAGCTCAAGAACGTCACCCGTCGGAACCTGCGCCGAAAGCGTCTGGCCCTTGAGGTAGTTGTTGATGGTGATCGACGGAACCGTGCGGATCTCGACCTTGTCGCCCTGATCCTTGATCTCACCTTCCCAGTCGTTGTTCGTAATGTCAGACAACACCGTCGTCTGATAGAACTTGACCTGAAGCTTGCCCGACCAAATCTCAGGGATGAACTTGCCAGTGTAGGCATCGGTGCCCGAACCGGCACCGTAGTAGTTACCACTTACTGCGAGAGACATATTGAACTTCCTTTAAGTTGACTCCGCTGGGCAGGGGCTTATCGAAAGCGTCCTTCTGCCTGAGCAGCGAAGATATCTTGCTCAATCCTCCGCGCATCTTCCTGTGAAATCTTTCCACGGCGCAGTTCGTCGTAAAAGCGAGCGACTTCTGCATTCGTGTAAAGCTTCTTTCCCTGCGGTGGCGCGGTCTTGCCAGTTGTCTTAGGCGTGACCTGCTCCGCGAGGTTAGGCTTTTGCGCAGGAGGTTCCTTTTTCTCAAGGCTATCGTTATAGGCATTGAAGAAGTTGGCGACACGCCAAGCGTCTAACTTTGCATAAGCATCGTCGAACAGGGACTGGCGCTGCTGACCGGTGTAGGGATCAAGCTCCCCAAGCCAGTCAAGAAACTCCTTGTCCGTATTCAGCGACTCCCATGTGGGAGAGAGACCTACAAGCTCTTCAAAGAACCGCTTACGCTCCAGCTGGGAGTTTGTCTTGCGAAGCTCCTCGACCGTTGAACGCAGCTCGCTAACATCGTTAGGCACAACCTCTTTGGCTGCACGCTTCACGAAGTCAACAAACTTCTCACCGTACTCCGCGACCTCTTCAGGCTTGACGAGATTGTCAACCTGCTTGGCCGGTTCCGGCTTTGCTTCTGCAGCCTTCTTGAGTTCCGCAATCTCTGCTTTGAGAGACCGGATCTCAGCCGCATAGCGCGGGACTTCAGCTGAGTACTTGTTCGCAAGAACTTTGTACCGCTGTTCCCAGCTCTTATCGTTCGGGTCTGCGTCGGGGAACTTGGGCTTCGGCTGAGTCTCGTCGTTTTCCTTTTTGACTTCGGCAGTTGCCTCGTCAGCAGGAGCGGCTTGATCAGTTGCCGGTTCCACAACGGGCGCTTCTACAGTTTCCTGTGGAGGCGGATCTTTGTTTTCAGGAGCCGGCGTGCCGGTGTTCCCGTAGATCTTGTTGTACATCTCGTCTGCAAGTTGCGCTTGCTTCTCAGCATTCCTATTAACGCGAGCCATTTAACACTCCATGAGCCAACCTTCGCGCAAGAGAGCCTATCGGTGTTCTCTGCCTACGATCTGGTATTCAGGCTGTTACTAACAATCCGGATTCCTCCGGCTCCGGTGCGCTAGGGTTTCCTAGCACACATCTGTACGACATCACGCAATGCTTGGCAGTAGCCCTGCAGCTTGTGGGACTGGAGCGCCACCGTAGCGTCTTCCAGTTCAACAAGCCGCGCATCGCGCAATCCCGTTAGATGCGAAACGAAAAGCTGAAAGTCTGGTTCGGCGGCCAGACGGTTCAGCGCCTCTCTAGTTCTTTGATCCATTAGAAGCTGGGGGTGCCCTTCTTAAACGACTGGCGCTGCCAGCCGAAGCGGTCGTACTGTCTGGGCAGCTCACCAATCATGCCGCCATTGGCTCTGGACTCTTGATCGAGCGGGTTTAACGGGCCAACATTGTCAATCACGTCAGCGCCTTTCCCGACAGATCCGGATACCGCATCTCCAGCGGCAGCGCCTTCAACCATAGCGGTCTTGGCAGTTGACGCGCCGTCATCCTTCTTCTTTCCAAGGATGGCCTGCATCATCTCGCGGTCAGCCTTGCGCTCTTCCTGCGCTTCTTTCTGCTGCTTGTATCCGACGTAGCCGCCAAGAAGACCTGCGGCGAAATTTCCTACTTTGCTCATTGCATCATTCCTTGCGGTGGGAGTTGTTCGGGCTGAGCAGGCTCAGGCTGCTGCTGTGCAGCCATCTCGCTCAACATCTTCTGGGCTTCCATAACCTTCTCAGGGTCAGGGATGATCTTGTCGATGTCCATGTTCAAAGCCTTGGCGGCTTCGCGCAGCAACATCGCCCGACCACTTGGCCCCATTATCTGGATGTCTACCGGGTTGGAGGTAAGCTGCAGGAACTCATTGCGGCGCTGCTGCACAGACTCCTTGAGCAGCGTTCCAACCACGCCGGCAGGAACAATCTGCATGTCACCCTTAATCGAGTTGTCGTCGTCGTAGATCATCAAGTGATCGTACAGGCGATGGATGACATCAGTTGTCGCAGCATCGAGCGATAGGATAGCCTGCTTGATACCCTTCGCGGCATTCTCCATCAGCATCGAAAGGCCAGACGCAGTGCGTCCTGCGCCAGAAGCCTGACCACTTCCGTAGATGTAGTTCGGCACGCCAGTCACTTCGTCAGCGATGCGCTGGAAGTACTGGTAGACCGCAAGCAAAGCATCTGCGTTCATGCTTGGCTGATAGAAGCGAACAGCAGGTTGGCCACCGCCGGTACGATCCGACGTGGTCTGCCAGATCTTCCACGGGTAGATCTTCGTCAGATCCTCGCCGTCAGGCAGGCGATCGACAGACACCTCGACCTGTGGGCCGGAGGCAATGCCCATGTTGTTCGCCAACGCACGAGCGGCAGCGTTACACACGGTCTGAATGTCGGTCATCATCTCAGGCAGGGCCAAGCCCCAAAAAGCGCCGGGGATCGTTTCCCACGAGGCCTTCGAGTACGGGCGGCGATCGAGCGGGTCAGGATTCTTGACGCACTTGATCACGTAGCTGCCGACCATCCACACGTTGACTTCGTACTCGCGGTAGTCCTCAACGTCGGTCATGCCCCATTCCTTGAGCATGTAGCCGGAGACCGAACCCCAGAACTCCACGCTCTCGATCAGCTCAGTGCCGACCAGCGTGTTGTTGCGGCCTTCGAGCAGATTGCGCTCAGTGTCAGACTGCACCAGCTCGCGAAGCCCTGAGCGGCCATACAGACGAAGGACTTCGTCAATGGCCTTCTGGTCGAACGACGGGGTGTTGCGCAAGACCTCGATGTCGGCGCGGGTCATCTGATGGCGGTGAATCAGGTAGCCATCTTGGCAAGTGCTGGCGTTCGGAGAGGGGAAGATGTCGTACGGCGAGACGCGCTCGAAGTCCTCGACGATCGTCTCTTCAACCTTGGGCTGCCAGTTGGAACCCCACTTCATGACCTTCTTCGTGCGGATCATCGGCCCCTTGATGAAGGCAGCCGGGAAAGTCACGAAGTCGTAGATGATCTCGCTGAGCGTGCTGTCGAACTTGGCGTCCTGCATCTTGTCGAGGATGCGGCGCTCCATCTTCATCGAAGCGTCCTTGGCATGCTCCATCAGGCGCTTCTTCACTTCGGCATGGATCTCTTCCATGCGCTTGTCGATCGTCTGAGGGTTCACGCCAATGCCGGCGCTCTGAACCTGATCGGCCTCAAGGGTGACAGCCTCAATGATCTCGTTGCGCAGAACGTCAGGAACTTCCGGCTCAGCAGTGGGCTTGAGGCTCCACGACTTCTCTCCGGTTGAAAGCATGACGTCCTTGATCCAGCTCTCAGCAGCACGGCACTTGATGTCCGTGAGCATCATAAAGATATCTGAGCCGCCGGTATCGCGGATCATTGCGAGCTTGTCAGGATCGTACACGCCACGACGCTGACGCTCAGCGCGGAGCAAACGCTCCGTCACGTCAGACTTCGCAGTCTTTGCTTCCTCATAGCAACGACGGACGTAGGCTGAAAGCGACAATACGACCGGCTCTTCAAGGATGACCGAGTCCTCTTGCGCTTTTTGTAACTTGACCGATTTAAGTGCCATGTTTTATACCCAACCGCCTGTGCTTGCTTCTCTGATAGGTTTGCGTCGAACGGGGTTCATTTCGTTTCTCATGTGCAGACAGCCGTATTGCAGGGCGTCATGAACGTGAGAGAAACTTGTCCTTAACGGGCCGATCCTTGAACTTCGTCGTACCGGATGCGCGGATGCGCTCGTACCGGTAGCCGCCGTTGAAGCCTTTTCTCAGCATCTTGCAGTCAGGGCCAAGGATAAACCCCGGCCCACTTGATGACATGCGCTGAAGAAAAAAGGCCACGCTTTCGCGACGGGCCAAAAACTCGTTGGTCGGCGCTGGCTCGCAGATCATTCCAAGAGACAGAAGCTCCTGCATGCAGGTCTTCTCGTCAGTCTGCGCCCGAATGTTTCCCGCCGGATCTCCGACTGCCTCGATCCTATGACGAGAGTACTTCTGAAGAATGAACGGCCTGACTACTTCTGAGTAGAACTGCCGAATGCCCATGTCCTCAGAGACCAGCTCATCAAGGATGAGAAGCTGCCCCTTCGGCGACATCTGCAGAAACACACAGGCAGGAGTCAGACCAAAGTCAAACGACAGGATGACCGGCATACCATCGACCGGTGTGAGCGTCTGCTCGCTATAGTGTTCCTTGTCGTTCCACTCCGGATAGACGGGCTTGCCGTCCATCGTCGTGCCGTAGTCCCCAAGAAGGAAGACCTTGATCCAGTCGTCGGTTTTGCCAGCAACCTGATTCAGGTAGTACTGGTAACCAAGGCTATGGTTCTGGATGTTCTCCGCTTTCGGGTTTGGAATGTACTCCATGTAGGTCTCAGACTTTTCGTCCAAGTCCTGCATGAGGCCTCCGGGCTGGCGAAAGAACTTGTAGCCTTTCGGCCTGTCCTCTTCGGCCAGCTTATACCACCAAGAATCATCGTCCGGTGGGTTGGTATCCATGATCACGCCAGTCCACGACGGGCCACCTACGCGCTTGGATGGATACCGGCCAATGCGCTGAGTACACATGTCGAGGACTGACTTGTCCATCTCAGAGGCTTCGTTGATCCACGCGCCAGTGAGTTCGAGCGACCGAAGCTTGTTCACGTCTTCAGGTCTGTCGATAGCGATGAAGAGGACTTCGATCTCAACACCCGTGCCGTCACCGATGTTGTCGATGGCGATCGTCGATGTGATCGGCGTGTCCCACTTCATGACTGCGATGTCCTTCATCCAGTCCATCCACGTTTTGATCGTGGTCGACTTGAGTTCGGGATACGTGTTACGCAGTGCCGCCCATCGTGAGCGGCGGATCTTGTCCGGCCCCGGCTGCTGTTGCACGCCACGGATAAGGATCTCGTAGCAGCAAGCAGTGGACTTGCCAGAGCCTACTGGCCCCATAAGGCCGCGCACAAATGAGTTGTCCAGATGGAACGACT